ATGTTTCGACCGAACCGCCCCAGGTGTTTTTACCCCATACCCCCAAATTATTTAAAAAATGTATAATATATCAAAACTAATAAACAATGGTATATAAATATAAATAACACACTACGATAGAATACCAGGAGCTTTAACACTCTATCAAAACCATCAGCTACTACAGGATCTTTTAACGTTAACTTAGAAGATTCTATAGACTTTATACTTTCAAACAATTTACCATAATCATCTACAAAATATTGAGCATCTTTAATACTATAACGATCTAAACGATCTAAACAATCTACAGCATCTTCTACTTTAGAAAATACTAATGTATGGCTAATTACCTTCCCCTTATAACTTACAATTTGATCTATACAATACTGATTATTATCATTTTCATAAATACAACCAGTACTAACGTGCTTACCATCTATGATAAATTGACTAGATAGGCCTCTATTTTTTTTAGCTTCCATAACTTAAATAAATTTACTTAAGCTATCTATAAAACCTTTAGCATCTTCATTACTGTAATTTTGTAAACAATCTACAGCATCTATTTCTTCTTCAAAACCAAGAGTAACAGACATCATTAAACCTAAATATTCAGCCCTTTGTTCTATTTCCCAAACTTCATTACCTGGATCATAACCTAAGAGTATTAAAACCTGCTTACCATCTACATAAAATATCCTAGCAAAACCACCACTAACATCTTTATTATCATCAGCTTTACACACACCGCATTCACTATTAAAGCCATTAACACCACCAACTACTACAGGATCTATTACTGGCAACTGTGATACATAACCATTAAACTCTATTAAAGCTAATTCTAATTCCTTTTTAGATTTTAAAGCTGCCTTTTCCTTACTTAACCAAAACTCTTTAGCGGGTTTATTACTACCTACATTAAAATCATGGTAAGCCTTAAATTTATCTGCTTTTAATTTTAATTTTTTTATTCTATCCTCTAAATAATTTTTCATCTTTAATTTGTTTATGAAGATCTAAACCATCTTCTGTATTTATTACCTAATTCTCTATAACTAAAAACTTCATCACTATCATTAATATAAAAACCTTCTATATCTAATGCCGTGTAACCTTCCTTTAATATCCATTGGTCCACAGTTAAAATCATATATTTCTAAATCTAATAAAAACCATCAAACTTTTTAACACCTGGACCTAATCCAGGAACAAAACCCCGCCTTCTAATCCATTTAGAACTTAAAAGCTGTTTTAACCTAAATATTTCAAACTCTAATAAAATAGAATCTACTGCATCTTTAGTAAAATATTTTAGAGAATAGCAACCCTTATAAGCATACCCTTTTAACTCTAAAAACTCTTCAAATGTTAACATAACAATAATATTATTATTAATAAAAACATTCTGCTTGGCTCTTTATCTCTAGCCAAATATTCATAAAATACAACACCTAAAAATATACAACCTATCCAAGTTCTAATACAATTTGCTATTAAAATAACATCTTTCAATAATTCCATAATTAAATTTATTTTTGTTGTTTGTTTATATGCGCTTCTTTTCCTGATTTACTATTATGGTGATGCTTGCATAAGCTCTGCAGATTCTTAAAATTATATTTATCACCACCATCTACTACACGTACTATATGATCTGTAAACTCTACAGCCTTATACACGTTTATTTTCTTACACTCAATACAAAATGGAAACATTTCTTTATGCGCTGCAGCGGTACGCCTCCATTTTGTAGAATTATAAAACGTACTATTATCTACAGTTCGACGGCCAAAGGCAACACGTTTATTTTGCCACGGTTTTTTTTTAGGAGCAGGTTTATTAGCCATCAAAAACAGTTTTATTATTATTATCATCTGTAGGGCCAAAAGCTTCTCTAGGATCTACAGTTTTTACAGGTCCATCACTAATATAATTTACTTGATCATTAACATCATCAACATCAATAAATTTAGTTTTATCCCCTACCCATTTAACTAAAGCGGTACCCAAAGAACCACCACGATATTTAGCGAAAATTATTTCACTATTGGCGCCACGCATTATTAAATCTTTATGATCATCTAAATCATAATCATCTACTGACATTTCTATTTTATAATAATCTGGTCTATAAATAAACTCTACTATATCTGCATCCTGCTCTATTGCACCTGATTCACGCAAATCTGATAACAAAGGACGTTTAGAACCACCACGAGTTTCTACAGCCCTAGATAATTGACATAAAGCAATTATAGGCACCTGCAGTTCTTTAGCTAACATTTTTAACCTTCTTGATATACCGCTAATTTCCTGCTCTCTATTTCCTTTACAGTTTTTATCAGTCATAAGCTGCAGGTAATCAACAACCAATAATTTAATCCCATGCACTCTAGCCCAAGTTTTAGCAGTAATAACAATATGATTTAAATCAGATTGCCCAGAATCATCTACGTAAAGAGGGTATTTTTTCATCCTTTTAGCGTGTTCGTCGTATCTCTCAAAATACTGTATTTTGTGAAACCCCGTTTTTAGTAATTGACCTAAATGAAAATCAGTATCTATAGCTACAGAACGTGCCGCTAATTGGTGTGAACTCATTTCTAAAGAAATAAATCCTACAGGAATATCTTTTTTTACATTCTCTATAACCGTTTTTAAAACCTTTGCCGTTTTACCCATTCCTGGCCGTGCCGCCAATACAACAAGATCACCAGGCCTATAGCCGCCTGTATGTTTATCTGTTCTTTTTAAACCTGTTGTACACCCAACTAAAGGCACTTCTTCTTTGTTGCTAGAAAGTATTTCTATTTCCGCTTTTAGATGATCCAACGAATCAGAAAACGAAATAGAACGACGTCCTACAGCGGTAACATCTACAATTTTATCAAAACCATTTTGATATTTATCTAACATTTCAAAAACATCAGTATTTTCATCATAGCACAAAGCAGTAATTTGTGCATTCATAAAAATAACACGCCTTTTTATATAATTCTGTACTAAAATACGGCTGTGAAATTCTACGTGCGCACCACTTGCTACTTTTTGAGTTAATCCAATTAAATAAAAATCACCACCTGCAGTTTCTAGTTTACCATTTCTTTTTAGCTGATTAGAAACCAGTAGAAGATCTACACCAGACCCAGATTTATATAAATCATTTATAGCTTCAAAAATATCTTGATGTGCAGTATTAAAAAAAGTATCAGAAGATTGAATAATAGTTATAGCTTCATCTACTGCCCTAGAATCTATAAGCATAGCGCCTAATACAGATTTTTCTAAATCTATAGCCTGTGGCGGTATTTTACCGTAGTTAGAAGATTTTATTTTTTTGTCGTTGTTCATTGGTCGTGAATTAAAATTTAAATAGCTGCCCCAAAATTAGGGTTTGTTTGTTTATCTGATTGATCATTATTTTTATCAAACGATTTATTTTTAGATTGATAATTAACCCATTTACGAGAATATTTTTTTAGCATAGGAATTAACCAACTACTAAAATCTTTTTCTTTCTGCTCCGCTTCATCATTAAAATCTTTTAAAAACTCATCAAATTGATTTTGATCTTTAAACTCTTTTTCCATTGGCATTAAAAACTCCTGCTCGAATCTAATAGCAAAATTATTAATAACAAATTCCAAAGCGCTTCCAGGGGTATTAATTGTATTATTAATACTATATATAGTACCCTGGACAATTTTGTCGTGGGGTGTAGACAATTTTGTCGTGGGTGTAGACAATTTTGTCGTGGGTTCGGTGACGAATATTTTCCTTTTATTTGTTATATCAGTAACTACCCTAATATATCCGCATTCATTTAAATCTGTTAACCATCTACTAATAGATCTATTTGAAACACCATATAAATTAGCAAAATATTCATTTTCTGCCCAACAAAAACCCTTAGAATTACAAAGCGCTGTTAATTCTGCATAAAGCAATTTTGAATTAGGCGTTAATCTACTATCATACCTTACAGCAGCCGTAATTATTGCGTAAAATCCAGGTTTATATTCCATTTAAAATAGACTTACAAAGTTTAACTAATATTTTAAAAAAAACCACAACAAAAACAGATAACAAAAAACAATAAAAAAACAGCGGTATAAAAGACTTCCAATGTAAAATACCATCACTATATTTTGATAAATTATAACTACTAACTACACTAAATAAAACTATTACTAATATTATATTTTTGGTCATTGCTCTAAACTTTTAAAATAATTTATTATAAAATCTTTTTCTTCATTACTAAATGAAACCTCTTTTTTAGTGAAAATAAACCCATTAGAGAATGAAAAACATTTTTCTGTACTAATGTAGTCACTAAATAAAAAATAGCTGTTAGGATTGCTTAAACTAACAGCTATTGTAAATTTATTATGATATATCAAAAATTCTTAATTCAGGTGAATTTTCAGAAATTAATGCTATTTGCGCTGCTATAATTTCATCACGTTCATTTATAATATAATCGTTAACTTCTGGTGAAATTAATCTACATTCTAAACTATAAGGATCTACAACTATTTCAAGTTCAATTAATACAGAATTTTGACCTTTAAAAATAGAAGATTTAATCTTAAAAGCTTCTGGCAAATTAGATACTACCTTCTGCGCTCTAAGGCTTCTACGATCACCATTATTAGCAGAACTTTCTTCTACTTCTTTAGAAATTTTAGCTTCAAAATTTCTTAAAACACCTACTAATTTCATAGCTGCAGTTTTATCTTCAAAATAACCCCTATTCATTTTTATTTTTTCAGATAAATTTAACGGTGAATAAGTTATAGAACTATCATTAATTCCCCACATTAAAAAAGCTTCTGAAAATTCAAGTTTACCCGCATAAGTACTTTCATAAGATTTACCAACCGCTTCACGATATACTATCTTCATTTTTTCACGGTCCACTTCTAAATAGGATTCTGATATCAAATCAACACCAGTTTCAATTTCCACACCATAACCTTCTGCATAATCTCGGTTAATAGTAAGTGTACGTTTGACCAAGTGTGATAACGGCACCGTAATACAACCTTCTACAGCTATACCTTTACGAACCTTAAAAACAGGAGCCGCTTCACCAGTTCTAATTACTAATCCTTCTTCTGAAATTAAATTATTCCCTTCTAAACTTAAATTTACTTTTTCCATCTTGTTTAATTGAATTATACTAATTAATATTAATTGTTTGTTCCTGTTATGTTATACGTGGCATCCACTATACTAAATTGCCTTTCTTCCGGCATTAATGGACGGCTGTATACTAATTTACCCGTAGCATTATAATAACCCATTAAACCCGCTTCATGGTCGGCCAACAAAAAAACTTCTTCTGTTACTTCTTCTATTTGCGTTCTGATTTTTGCCATTTGAATATTTACAGCCGATTGTAAAGGTTTTATATTAGCCTTATGATCTACCATAAATTCCTTTTTCGCTTCATCATGTTTAGCTAGTGAAATATAATTTTTTGTCATTTCACTTTTAAGATTAGATATTTCTAATTCATCTAATGCTTTAGGATAGGTAAAATTTTCTGTTTTTACCGCATTTTGTTTTAAAATCTCTTTGCGATCTTTTAAATTTTCAGACGTTAAAATTTGTGCTTCCATAATAAATATTTATTTGTGTTTAATTAATTACTTTTATAACATTTTTCGCAATACTCCCCAGGATAACCCAAAATAGGAATAGGGAAACATATTTTACTGCAAATTAATTTAGCAGGTTTTATAACTATTATTTTTGTATCTAATACCGCTGTAATTTTCCCAACCTTACAATTTTGTTTATTAATCATTAGTAGGAGAATTAAACAAATTATTTAAAATAATATTTACAAAATCAATATCCAATTTTGTAAAAAATTGAACCGGGTAGAAGTGCGTGCTTTTATACTGCTTGAATGAAAAGTAAAACCTGCCATCCACCTCTATAACTTCATTAACATCTAAAGGATCATCACCAACACAAGGCAAAACCAAACCTTCTACTTTGTGTTCATTTGTCATACCATCCTTACTACAATATACTCTAATTTCTGTCATAATCTCTATTTTGAAAGTCTATTAAATCTTTGGCAGCGGCTCCTGTTTTTTTATCAACTTTTTCAAAACCCATACCTAACAAAAGAACAAAAGCAGATAAAATCAAACAAAAGAAACTATACAAATATTGATCAAATGAAATTAAATAAATAGCTAAAAAAAATAGCGCTACAGTATAACAACCTATAAATACTTTATTCATTTTTTAAATTTTCTATGATTAATTCTAAATCCCTATTTAAAACGGCTGTACATTTTCTGATGTTCCAGAATTTTTGTAAAAGTTCACCATTTTTTTTAGTCTTATACTTTTTGTTCATCACCTGGACCACAGAAACAAAAGAAGACCTAGTTTTAAAACCCAAACTAATAAAATCACTTTTTATAGAAATTGCTTCTACCTGGATTTTTATATCATTATTAGCAGGCGTAATTATTATTTTTTTCATAAGCTTAGTTATTTAATTTGTATTGCTATGCCCCAAATTTAAAGAATTATTTTGTGACACGAAAATAAATTATAAATTTTAACATAGTTAAAAACATAACTAAATGAAAATCAAATAAATATATATTAAAGAAATTTTACCAAACAAATAAAACCCCTAAAAATAGAGGTCTTTTATTTGAAATCATAAATACTACTGTGACATAAAAAAACCTGCAGCTATACCCACACCTACCCCTGCACTAATATTTTTTAAAGCCCGCCAAAACCTTAATTTTTTTCATTGGCGGTTTTATATTCATAAGCTATTTTAATAGAATCTATAGCTTCATTTAAACCTTCTATAGTTAGATCTTTTTCAGTTAATCTTACACCCTGCGCTTTAATTATTAATTTTTGATCATCTACAATATTAGCAAGATCTGCAGCATCTGCTTTATATTTTTCTGCAGATCTTACTAAAATAGATAATTCATTTTCCGTCAATAATTGCCCTTGCACGTTTAACCAATTCCCCAGAATCAATAACAGTAGTATCAATTTTAAAATTTTCATTTCTGATAAATATTTTAGTTTCTATATCATTTACACCCTTTAGACGTTCTTTTAAAAAAGCATCTAATACTTGATCCTTTACTTTGTTTACTACATTTAAACTATCAATAGTTTTATCAATAACTATAGTATTATCTGCAGTAGGAGCAGAAAACCAACCAACACCAAAACCAATAACCAGCACCAGGATAAAATAAATAACTAGCTTAGTATTCATAATTCATTAATATTAATAATAGTTAAAATTACCTGTTCCTGATCTTCTAAAGCTGCATGAAAATCTGCCATAGTATTACGGGAATTAGTTATATCTAAAACATCATCACTATTAATTTTTTTACGGCTTCTACCTAAAGCAATACACCCGTTTAATTGATCCCAATAATTAGCAGCATGAAATTTACACTCGCTTCTACCAGGCACACCTTTAATTTCCCATAGTTGTTTATTAAAACGTGGGCTATACTCTAAAGCTACTTCATAATTTCCCGCAGGTATACATGAAATAGATTTTTTATTATCTAAATAGGCACGCTCTAACGTTTCACTTTTAAAAATCTGTTTACCTTCATCGAAAATAAAACAAACACCTAAAGTAGCTTTATCATCTATAAATAAATCCCTAACAATTAAAATATTTTTCATAATAAAAAATCAATTATTTCTTTAATAAAAAAACCTAATATAAACCACCAAATCCAATCTAATTTAACTGGTATATGCTGTTTTGTGTTTTTATGCATAACTATTTTTTAGATTTTAAAAGCTGCATTTCTAACTCGTGACGGCTTCGCCATTGTTCTAATTCTGCCATCCATTCCTTGCGGGCGTGTAGTTCTTGTTTTAATATAATTAAATCGCTTTTAATTGGCTGTAAATCACTATTTGCATTTTCTTGCGTATATCTAGGCTTATCCTGCAGCTCCTTCTTTAGATCCTTTATTTCACCGTTTAATTCATTCATATCTTTACTAAATTGCTGCATCTGCACCCCTTTAATAGTATCTGATTCTTTCATACCATTAAACTGTACATACATACCAATTAACCCCGCCACCATTAACGACTGTAAGATATTACTAAAATTTAATTCAAATTGCGCAGTTTTTGCTGATTCAGTAGCCTTTATTTCCATTTTTAAATTTTATTAATAGTTTTTTCTACAGTAACATTATTCATTAATTTATGTAGAAGGTACTGAAAAAATAAACCCAATATTAAGCCGTAAAACATTTTTTCTTGAAAAGCACCTACCGCCCCGCCTGGCATGAATTTTAAAATATAATTCATAGCGTCGGGAAAAAACCTATAAAATGTAAACGAAGCTATAAAGGCACAAATAAAATCTAATAAATTATCATCTAACCATATTTTATAATTAAACATAATCCTATAAGGTACAGCCGCCCGTAGCGCTGCCTTCTTTTTAATATTGTATTTCACAATTTTAACAAAAGCCATACCTAAAAGCGTAAAAAATATAAACGCTAGATATTCCATAAACCCAATTTCACCAAAAAAATGTATCATAATAAAAATTATTTTTGTGTTAAGTAATAAGCATAGACCTCTATAGCTGTATATCTAAATGAATTATCAAAATTCCATGTACCAAATTTAAAAGAAGGCAGAATCTGATTGCTAGATGTTATTCCGTTAGCTGTTGCGAAATCATCAGGTATTCCATCGCTATTAGAATCTACAATACTTTTAGAGAAACCCTCTAAAACTGGGTAACCTCCTATATCACTAGGTTTATTCATTATAAATCCATTACCATGAGTATAATGAGATTTAGCTAACATATCAGGATAATCAACATATAAGCTAACTCCCATTTGCTTTAATACATCACCTTCTAACTCTTCTATACTATAAGTAGGTGCGTATTGCAATGGATAATCAAAAGGTGTAACTTGTTGAAAAGTACTAGACAAAGCAACTGATGGAGTAGCTGAGTTTCCTATAGCTAACCATTCATCTAAATCATCTGTAGGTCTTGATATGGTAATATTACCTTCTAAATAAAATAAATCACCTGTATTTCCTGTAGCTCTTAACCCATGTCTACTTATGTTAGAGTTATGACCCGCTTTCCATTTATTCCCAATAATATTAACCTTGAAAGGTAATTGAGAACCTGCAAAATCAGTTCCAATAGAACCCCAGTTAAATATCAGATTATTCTTAAATTCAAATTGTTCTATAGGCGAAGTACTACCGCCAAATAAAGCGTTCCTTTGATCAGCATTACCTATCAGTGTTTTATATATAGAAACCTTATCTGCATTATTACCTACTATCAAACTCTTACTTGTATTTTGTCTACCATAGTCATTAACCATTAAAGAATTAGTAACAATAGAATTTTGTACAGTAACTTCTGATGCATCCCAAATAGTTAAACTTTCATCTTCATCCCAACCAAAAGAACAATGGTCTATCATTATCTTAGTTGAACCATTTGCTAAAGCTAATGTTTGTCCTGCTGTAGCAGCTGTAGCAAAAGGTGTAACACCTCTCCTAAATCTTACATACTGAACTAAGAAGTTGGTCTTACCGCTAAATATCATTAAAGAAGCTTCATTAGTTGCAGAAGCTTTTAAAGTTATTCCTTGTCCTCCGTTTCTAAATGCAGTTTGTCCATATATAGTTACATTATTTCCTACAGAAATAGGAGTATCTAAATCTATTGTACCTGCAGTTTCAAATATTACTATAGAATTATCTAATTCAGCAGCGGATCGTAAACTACCTGTACCGCTATTATTTAGATTAGTAACTTTCCTAACTGTACCACCTCTACCACCTGTAGATACAGATCCAAATCCGTAAGCTTCAGGAAAAGCTTTAATACCTTCACCGACTTCATATAATTCAAAAGAATCTATTAACAAAGTAGCCCCTACAGGCTGCGCACTTAATGATATATTAACCCTAGTTCTAGTTTTGCTAAAGCTTAAGGTTTGCGTTAGTTCCTGCCAACCTAAATCAGCTTCATTAATAAATGACTGCACAAAAGCTCCTGTTTTATCAGATAAATACATATTACTACCTGAAACAAAACCACCACCTACTTTAACCCTACATTTAAAAATGTATGTTTTACCTGTATCTACAGTATAATTAGGAGAATAAACAACACCTGAACCACTATTAATTTTAGTCGCAATTATAGACAAATCACCTAAATAACTATCTGCAGAAGTAGAAGCTATAGAAACATTAGAAGCATCTACCCATGCATTAATAATATTAGATTCATTAGGGCCTGCAGGATCACTAGAAGTATGTAAATTTTTAATATTTTCAGATATAGTAAAATCAATAGGATTTAATCTACCTAAAACATCTTCTGATAATTTACCATAATTTACAGATCCATCTGCTAATTCTGGTAAATTTTTAATAGCAGAAGCGTCTATACGTTGTTCACCCGTTAAACTATTAATTTTATTACTTATTTGTTCAGGCGTTTCTACTATACGTTTAGTATAAATAGTAACCTCTTTAGCCTGGCCATATGAAGCTACAGAAAAAAATAGTAATACTAAATAAATAAAATTTTTCATTGTTTTTATATTTAATTGATTATATAGGTAACAGTACCTAAAATTTGAGTTCCACTATTTAAAGACTGCCCCGTATTTAATTGTATTGGATTATTTCCCCCAGACAAATAAACAAAAGGCCGTAATACATTGCCATTCGAATAATTAGCATCTGTAAAGGCGCCTATCATACTATTAGAAGTAGATCCAGTAATAAACATTGCATGATGTGTTAAACCTTCTGGCCTATACGGTAACCCATCAATAGTTACTAAACCATTTGTGGTTTTATTTCCTGACATTACAAACCTATAATGAAGCGTCAAAACAGATCCTGTTAAACTCCATTTTGCAGTTGTTGTTATATCTCCCTGGGTAATACCTTTTAATGTTAAAACAGAATTACCTATAGTTTGGTTTATACCCCCAGAAGGAATAACAAAAGCACCACCATCTTTAGAAAGTGTAACAGTATTACCACTTACTGATAATGTTTGTATTTCATTTAAAGGATCTGCATCTGCATCATCTACATCACCACCACCAGTACTAGAACCGATAGGAGCATACAAAGCAGCCGCAGCATCTTTAGTTAAAAAATAATTTTTTACAAATCCATAAGTTAACATCGAATCATCACCCTGCGCTAAAATTTTAGCATCCGATAAATTTGTTCTAAAATAATCTGCAGTCAATGAAAAACTAGTCATTTTCGATAAATCCGCAGTACCCATTAAAAAACTGGTTAAAGTAGGTGTAACTAGAAAACCGCTTAAACCTTCATTAGGTTGAAATCTAAAACCTACATCACTTTTAACATCTAATAATGTACCACCTAAATTAGTTAAACCTTTATTTAATTTGCTATCTATATCTGACTGCACACTAGGCGCTAAACTAAAAACAGAACCACCTAAAGATAAACCTGTTCCTGCGGAATAAGAACCAGAACCTGTAGGGCTAGGTAAAGGAATAGCAGCACTAATTAAATCTGATAAATTAGTACGCCCTAACGTTATCGTTAAATTACCATCACTAACAGCACCAGAAATTTCTTCTACATATTCATCAAAATATTCTACACCGCCTGGCGTATCATCATCATTAATAGTTAAAATTACATCTGCTGCAGCGTCATCATCGGCCGTTTTAATTTTAAAAGTATTGGCATTATTTTTATCAAATTTTACAGTAGTTTCGTTAACTGCGGATTGATCATTAGGTAAATTAGAAACCTTTGATTTTTCCGCAGCAGTATATTCATTTTCCAAAGTAACAGTACCGCCACTTTCAGAAATACCACCTGTAAAAATATAAGTTTCACCAGAAAAATCTACAAAATTAGATCCATTCCAGGTTACAAAATCATCTAACGTAACATCAAAATAAATACCACCTATTTGTTTTAACCTAGACGGCAAGGCGTTTAATTCTGCTGTACTTTTTTTTGCTAATACTACGGCTTCTACCTGTTCTACCTGGGCTGCCATTTCTAAGCAAAAAATTAATCCAAAAAATAAAATCAATTTTCTCATTACCTTAATTTATCATTAGTTATAAAAAATTTATTTTCGTCGTCTAAATCCCCAGGTAATGAAATACCTGTAGATAAAACTATACCTTCTACCCACCTTAATTTATCTGAATTTTCCCATCCTTGCACTTTGTCACCTTCTACAAATTTATCAAAGTTTAAAACTAAAGGATCATAACTAAATCTGGAAACCAAAAACCCAAACAACGTAAAACCACGGCTAAAAACTTCTTTAAAATTTTCATTAGTTTTACCCGCCCACGTTCGGGCATCATCACCTAAACCATCGTTAGGTTGACTTCTATTAACTTCTCTATACGCCATATTTTATTTATTAAAAGATTCCATTACTATCTGCGTTAAACCTGGTACTATCTGCAGAAAAAATAAAACCACCATCTGCAGTATTATTAGTACTATCTGCTGTTATTTTTGTGGTATCAGCGGTTAAAATATCACGAACATCTACAGGTGATGGTGCAGTAACATCACCACCTTTACCCGTGCCACCACTTTTATTAACACCTACGCCTATCCTATGCCTAACTGATCCCATAATAAACTTAATTAACCCCTTTATACTCAATAGATTTACCTGCAGGGTAACCTGTAATACTAGCGGTAGAATTAGAAAAAGAAACATTATTAATTTCATATTCTGAACGTAGTCTAATGTAATTGGTCCTAGACTGTGCAACAAATTGCGCATAACATAAAATATTAAATCTTACTACATCACCTTCTATATAATTAAATTCAAAGTTACCAGAATTATCTAAAACATTGCCAAATTTAGTAACATTTACAATTAAGTTCCCATTTTTTTCAATTTGAAAACTCACAGTACCAGGATATGGCCCCCGTGGGTGATTCATTTCAAAAACTCTTAACCTATACGTACCCTTTACCGTTATAGAATCATCTGCACCTAAAGCGGGTGAAAATAATAAGGTATCACTTTTTCTAGCTTCCCCGACCAACTGCAAACCGTCAACATTGTAATACTGATATTGATTTAGTATTAATTGATAATCAATAACTTTGTAAATTTTAACCGTATCAGACGCTGTTAAACCTTCACTATCTGTTACCGTTACCATTAAAACCGCTTCTACACTCACTAATAATACATAAATACCTAAAGTATCTGTACTATTAAAAATAACCTGGCCACTAACTACCTCCCACTTAACAGAAGCAATAAAACCATCTGGATCATATGCCGTAGCTAAAATATTAACACCTGGAAAACCTAAAGGATTAGAAATATCTGCTTCTTTATCAGGCCCCGCATTAACCAAAGGCGGTAAATTCACAGCACCCCCGCCGCCGCCGTCACCACCACCATCATCTATAACTTCATTTTGATAAACCGCTTTAATCATTGTAATATTTGTACTATTACGGTCTACATCCCAAGAACAATTAACTATAAAATAATTAGAAGATCCTATATAATTAAAATTTAATAAATCATTAAATTTTACCGCTCCGATCTGCGTAAAATCTACCCTTTCATGCGGCGTAATAAATAGCCTTTTATAAACCTTTGCAACCGCTTCTAAATATCCATCATTCTCAATAGGATACAGACTATCAGACCACTCAACCCATGAAGATCTATCTGCAGCTACATCTTTAATTTTATAACGCCTTACCTCAAAGTAACCAGAAGTAATAGGTGTAGGTGTTTCTACTACCATTTGCTCCCCATTCCTATAGTTATAAATAACATCTAAATCATACAAACGGCCATCATTACCAACTTCTACTAAAGACGAATGAAAAACATCATCTATATTATCTTTAATAAGATTAGCACCATACAAAGAAACAACACTATAGAACTTTCCAAACTGTGAAAAAGAATCTAGTACAGGTATTTCAATCGCATTAAATATAGCTTCATTTTTTTCATCCAATTTACCAAGCCTAAAAGCCTGTGAAAAACCTGTAGAATCATCTGCTATTTTTAATTCCACTTCTTTAAAGGTAGTGTAGCCTTCGCTTATAATTTCATTAAAAACTTCTACTTCATTAAAACCTACAGGCGTTAATTCTAAAGAATCTAAAGTAATAAATTCTGCTCGGGTTCCATCCTGAAAATTACCCTTAAATATTGGCTGTATAATTCTAATATCTAATAATCCATGATCTTTTACATAAATATCTAAATTTATTTCTATTTCTTTTTCTTCAAAACTACCTGTAATTTGATGTATCACTACATTGTTTACTAAAACCTGAATACAATTTATATTAAAAGTCCAATTTGTAGCACTTTGAGCAGCCGACACATCAGAAGTAAAAACAGCTTTCATTACAAATTTATCAAACTGATTAACAGGAATTTTTTTTAATAGTGATATATACTGCGTAAAATTTAACTCATTAGCTACTGCATTAGTCAATAGTTGAACCTTATAATTCGGACCATTAGAAATAGGTAAAAATAAACCATTACCAAACCAATAAGTAGGAAAAATAGCAGCTTCCACACCATCACCTACAGCCCAACCTTCATTTTTTTCTTCTGATATTTCAGAAGGTAATGTAGGTTCTATTTTTTCATGTGATACAGTAACATCTTTATACGGAGCTATAACAGATATATTTACATTATCTTCACCATCAAAATTTTTTAAAAGTCTATTTTTTTTCGTGTAGTCTAAATAATTACCATCAAAATCATAGTTATAATAAACAACCTGTTTTAAATGCCGCTGATTTAAACCGTCTATATACCATTCATTATCACATTGATAACAAACACAAAGCATTGATTCTAATATATCTTTTAAAATATCATAAGCTTTATCTTTAGCGCCTTCATCATTCACAAAATCAAGTCCAGACAAATATATTAAATCATATCTTTTTACTAATTTATTTTCTATAGCAGGCGCTATATTAATAGGCAGCTCTAAACCCGTTAATTTTAAAATATTTGCAATATAAGATACTACAGAATTTTCTTTAGTATAAAAATCATCTGGCAAAATCCTACCTTTTAACCTACCTAAACCATCAGTAGCTTCAAATCCTGGATAAATAGTGCCGTTTGTGTATGGTTCACTATAAGAATCTGGCAATAAAAAACCCGACCAAACAATAACACCAGGATCATCTGTTTTATACATTATAACATTATACTTATTTTCATTACCTGTAAACAAGTGCCTGAATTTACCATCCTGCATTTTTGAAACATGGACTTCAAGTGTAAACGCTAAAGTAGAACCTACTATAAATTGATCATCTTTAGAATCACCACCATTCCAAGATAAAACAATAGATGATTTAGCTGCATATTCATAACTAATTACATGATCATCATTTTCTGTATCTATTATATCTACTGTATAATTCATTTCTATTAGGTGTTTCTACTTCTTTTATTTGCTACCCTTTCTAAACCTACCCTGAATTTATCCATACTAAAATCTAAAGAAGGTTGTAAAACAACATCTGAACCTTTAGAAGATAAAGCACCAACAAGGTTTTTTTGTTGCGCTACATTTAATATTAATTCACCTGAATTAACACGTGCAGTTAAATTATCACCGCTAAAACTACCACCGCCAACTATACCACCATTAGCAAAAGATCCTGCAAAATTTGAAGTTTGACTTTTTATATAAGTACCTAAAGCAATAGCCGCAGCACCCGCCACTAAAGCCACTACAGGGTTTAAAGTTTTTAAAGCGGTTTTTATAGCACCTATAGTTATAGCCGTTGTAATAGCTAATTTTCCCAACTGAATTAAAACACCGCCTAAAGTTTCTAACAAGAAACCACCCAAAGATGCAAAAGACGAGTTACCAGAAGCTATAGCACCTACTATTTCACCAAAACCAGACACAAAAGAACCCGCTGCACTTTCTAAAATTTCACTAACTCCATCTCTGAAATCAATCATTTTATCTAATAGCAATGCAGTACGATCACTTATTTCTTCTACAGGAATAGATTCTATAAGACCTGTATACATTGTAGTACCTATTTCTTTTATACCTTTGGTATCTATGGTTAGTTTAGAAGTTTGTGGTGTACCTGCAGAAGCGGTAGCAGATCCAGATAAACCAGAAACCACACCTTTTTTAACTGCATCAGATATTTTTTCCTCTACTCCATCAGTATTTAAATTGTCACCTATTAAAGCATACTTTTTACCATTTAAAGCATTATCTACACCTTCCCCTATATTGGCCGCTATATCTAATTTCAGATCTTCAAAATCTTTTTGAATACTAGAAATAAAATCTTTAAAACCCGCTGCACCTTCTGTAAAATTTTTAGCTAATAAACCTGGAATAGCTTTAAAATTACCTGTTAAAACAGCTTTAATTATACCCCCAATATTTACAAAACTATTTTTAACATTTTCAGCTACTTTAGATATTAAATTCCATAGAGAATTAAAAACAAATTTACCTACTGTAAAAACATTTGTAAATGTAGTTTTTATAGCTTCTACTGCTAGTCTAAAAATTGTAGATTCATTATATAAATCTATAAAATAGTTAGCTATATCTATTAAAGTAGCTTTTATAGGATCCCAATATTTATAAATCACTACACCTATAGCAGCTAAACCCGCTACTACTAAACCTATTGGACCAGTTAACAAAGCTAAACCAGTACCTATAGCAGGTAAAATAGTACCTGCTAAAGCCAATAAAGGACCAACGGCAGCCGCTACCCCTGCCATTATTACTATAAATTTTTTAGTGCTATCTGATAAAGTGCCAAACCATTTAACAGCGTCACGTATTGCAGAAGTTAAACCCGATACTATAGATTTTAAATCTACAGAATCTGAAATACTACGCCCTATTTCAGCTAAAGCTAATTGTACATTATCTTTTAATGTAGAAAATAAACCCGCTATAGTTTCGGATTGCTTTTTCATGGCGCCCTCAAACAAACCACCAGAAGTAGATAAAGAAGTAAATGCTGTTTCAAAATCTTTAAAAGAAACTTTACCACTAGAAATAAGATCTTTTACAGAAGATTCTGCTACACCCATAGATTTAGCTATAGCACTACCTATAGGCACGGCACGCTCTTGTAGTTGGTTAAAACGTTCGCCAGTTAATTTTCCTGCTGCACTAATTTGCCCGAAAATCTTCGAAATATCACCTAAACCATTACCAGAACCTGCAGCTATATCACCTATAGAAAAAAGTTTTTCTTTCACCTGGTCCACAGTAAAACCAAAAGCTAATAATTGTTTTGCAGAATTACCAACATCTTCTAACTGAAAAGGTGTAGTAGCGGTAAATTCTGACAAATCAGCTAAAGCTTTTTTTCCTGCTTCTGCCGAACCCGTCATAACTTCTAATGAAGTTTCTAAAGTTTCTAAATCTGCTGCAGTTTTTAAAGCAATACCGCCAAATGCAAGCAAAGGAGCAGTAACACCTACCGTTAAACTTTTACCTGTTTTAGTTAGGTTTTTACCGTATGATGCTAAAGATCTTTGTGCGTTCTGCATATCAGTACTAAACGCTTTTAGATCTGCGCCTAGTCTAATAGTAATATCTGCAAATGTAGCCATGTAAAATTAAAATTATTTATTATCTATACTATCCCAGATTTTTTTAGCAGCTTCACGGGCTTCTTTAGCTTTTTCTTTAGCAGATACTACTAATTCTTTATCCCACGGGAAAGGCATCACTTCTTGCGGTGTAACCGTCGCACCTTCTTTAAAATTAACAGATAATAACAAGAAAGTCTGCACCCTTACCCGCTCCCATTTATCACGGTCTGCTTTTCTAAATCCGTTCAATTTATTAATTAAAGAACGTGGTGTAATTTCGTCTAATTCCGTTTCAGTCATTCCTAACTCACCTAATCCCATTTCTTCAAAATCATCCCAGGACCAGATAGTACTTAAATCATCTGCAGCTATTTCTTCCTTACTACCTTCTTTTTTTTATAGGTTCGGGTGTTTTAGGCCTGGGCATTGCTTTTACAAATTCTTCAAAAACAATTTTTAATAATTCTGGATCAGATAAATAAGCCTGGCATACATCATCTAAATCAAAATCATTTTGAGGATCACAAAATTTTAATGAAGCTTTAGTAATATATCCTAATTTATCCGAAATACTAAACGGTGGTAAATTACCACTTTCTTCTGCATCAGATAAAACTTTTAAAGTATCAAAAACTTCACGTACAGTTTCATCATAAGAATCTGTACCTAAATATTCTGCTAAAATTTTAATGGCACCATACCCAAATTTAATAGGGTACATAGTGCCATTTAAATTAATTGTTGTTTGTTGTTTCATAATAATTATATGTAAAAATTAATGGTTTATGAAGTTGGTGGTGTTACATCTTTATCTACTGGCAATATCTCACCCACACCAGTTACCGTAATAGATATAGTAGAATCTTCTGAAAAATTAAAAACACCACTTAAACTAGTTACAATACCTTCACCTTTATAATAAAATTTATAATCCGATTCAGAAGGTACAAATTCTACTACTACATTATCTTCTGTATCATCATTCCAAAGATCAACAAGATCTTTAAACTCATGGCCCGCTGCACCAGTACCCCCAGAAGTATAAACCCCTAAACCACTATAAGATGCAGACCATGTTTTAGTACTTTTGGTAGAATTACCTGCAGCACTATCTTTAGTTCCTGCTCTGCTTGTAATTTCTCTGGTAAAATCCAGGTTACAACCAGTAGCATCAAAAATTACTTTACCATCTAATTTTAGTCGCAAATTGCCACTAATGTTTTTTTCTCCTGCCATAATTAAAGACGTGTTTTTAAATTAAAATTTCTAATAATAACTGCACTACGTGTTTCATCATCAGAATAACCCGACTGCGCACCTAAATTTTTTACCCTTGTTACTCCATCACTAAAATTAACTAGCGTTTTTTTAAGTTCAGAATCTATTATAGAAACATCACCTAATGTTTTTTCATATGATGTTAACCGTATTTCATAATCACCAGAAAAATCTTTAGTAGCTTCTGTATTTTCTATAATTGAAAATGTAATAAACGGTGGTTTATCATCTTCGGGTACTAATTCCCAGTAATGTTTACCATTAACTAAATTTTGCAAATCTACAGAAGCTAATAATATGGTATTTATAATGATTGCTATTTTATCCATTTTGGTTACTTGCTTAATTTATCTATTTTTTTCTGAACATATTTCACTACAGTAGCTTCTGAACTATTGACTACACCGCTAGATATTTGTTTCAATGTTTTATTCCTGCCATCAGTCACTACATTATTTAAACCCCGCCTAGATCCTTTTTTTATAGATCCTGGTTTAGATCCTTTTTTAATAACCATAAATTTATAATAACCATCATTTTTACCACGTTTACCAGGTTCTACACTAATTACTGGATTGCCACCACTTCTTTTAATACTTACTGTTTTAATTGCTACAGATTTAGATAAAGTACCACTATCTACAGGTAAATTAGCAGCATAAGCTTTTTGAATTGGTTTAGCTAGCTGACGCTGTAAACCTAAAACTTCTTTTCTCTTTACAGAATCAGATAATTTTTTTAATTTAGCATTTAGTTCTTCAAAACCTTCTACGCCTTCTATATTAAGATTCACCACGTAACACGGTTTTTAGTTGCATCTGCCGCCCTTTACTATCAATAATCTGCGCAGGTCCTGATACCTGCCAATCTACACCGCCATCTGTTATAATTAATCTACTAGCCTTTAAAGCTATAGCAGGATCATACCACATTTGGTAGGTAGCTACAGCTACAGCTATTAAATTACCTTCTTCTTCCTGTGAACCAACACCGTCTAAACGTTTTACCCAACGCTTACCAATTAAATTTTTAGAAATTACAGCTTCACCTGCTTCTGTTTTAGTTTTAGTTTTTTCAAAAACTTCTACTACTCTATTAAATTCACCTGGACCTAATAATCTATCTACTGCCATTTTAAAACCTTTTATAAGTTCTTAACGCTGCCTGAAAAGATCTATCTACGTTCGTAGGCATATCTTCTCTAAATTGATGTTTATGACCAAATCTTAAAAGTATTGCACCTATAATAGAAGGTGGTACTACACTAAAACCTGCCACCACATTAAAAGTCAATGGAAACGAAACACTAGTATTTATATCTTCAATAGAATCTATTAAAAAATTTACTTTTGCATCTGTAGCATTCACATAAAAAATATATTTGCTATTATCTAAAGTTTTAGTATCACCATTAACATCTAAATATTCAATACTACTCAAAGCCGAAATATTTAAACCTGGAAACGTTATTTTTTGATCAAAACCAGAATAAGAAATAGCTATATTTTGTGGTGCTATAGGAGCATCTATATAATTTTCCGCATCATTTATAGAAGCATCTAAAAACAACTGTAATAAATCATCTTCATCATCCCATATGATTTTACTATTGGATTTTGCCAAAGCTAACGAGACTACTTCTGTAGATCCTATTTTTTCACCATATGTTAGATAATATTCCATGATCTAAATTAATTCAGCATCTTTATTTTCAACTAAAAAAGTCGCTTGTTTTTCTTCCAATTTAATTACCTGTCCTATATTATATGGTAAATTATACTTACCAGACAAAGGACCTAAAACACGTACTTCTACAACCTTATCTTTAGCCTGGGCTTCCTGATCAGCTTTAGCTTTAGCTTCTGCAGCCTTAACTTCATCTGCTTTAGCCTGGGCTTCCTGATCAGCTTTAGCTTTAGCTTCTGCAGCCTTAACTTCATATGCTTTAGCCTGGGCTTCCTGATCAGCTTTAGCTTTAGCTTCTGCAGCCTTAACTTCATCTGCTTTAGCCTGGGCTTCCTGATCAGCTTTAGCTTTAGCTTCTGCAGCCTTAACTTCATCTGCTTTAGCCTGGGCTTCCTGATCAGCTTTAGCTTTAGCTTCTGCAGCCTTATGTTCTACAGGTATTGATTCTTTTTTAAAATCTTTATTTTCTTCTTTAGATTTTGACATAATACAATTTTTAACTAATTAATAATAAAAAAAGCCTGCCACTACAACAGGCTTTTTCCCCAATTAAACAACAACCAAACAATATTACACTAACCTTTTAAGAAAGAATTTTTAGCGAATGCTTTAGGATTAGCTACAGCTACATCTGCATGTACATTCATTACAACACGTAAAGAGTTGCTAAGATCTGCAGAATAAGGATTAACAGATAAATTAATACTACCCCATTGGCCAATCGCCATTTGCGACCAATCACCGTAAATTAACGGGAATACATCAGTAGTATCATCTACTAAAGTAGGTATTAATGAGGTAGAAATAGCTTTAACTGCATCAATATCTGAACCTTCCATAAGGAAACGACCACTACCCGCATCTTTTTTAATAGTTTTTAATGCTGCTTTTAATTTTGGATGCATTAACCACCCTAAACTATTTTCTGTAGCATCATCTTCTTCAATCAACGCCATTAATTCTACAATTAAGTTCCATGTAGCATCTACAGCACCCGTAGAAGATCCAACATTAACCCCAGATAGGTTTAATAAACCAGTAGGAGCTACACCACCTGCACCATTAATAGCAGAAGATTGCAATACTTTTTTAAATCCATTCATTAAACTATTCTGGATTCTTTGATCTACAGCTACAGAAGATTGCATTAATAATCTATTAGAAATATCTACAGCACCTGCAGCCCTTTTAGGGTTTAAAGTAGCTCCTGCATAAGCTTTTTTCTGAATTGTAGCGGTAGCAGTTTCTGCCATAAACGCCATAGTAAAATCAGCATCTACAACTAACGGAACATCACCACCAGATAAACCCGACATAAAATTAGCACCTAATTCTTCTAAAAATAATTTAGGTTTTAAACTTTCTACCATTTGCGGAGCTGCAGAAGTAACTAAAGCACCACCAAAAGCACCAGAATCTTCACTAACAGTTTGTGCTGTAGCTCTAGCCAAATAACTAACAGGCAATGATAAACGTACATTATCTTCTACATTTATTTTTGCTGCACGGTTTTCTTCCTGCCCTATTTGATGCATTTCTAACTCTGCACCGTCTAATTTTTGACCATAGATAGGATTAGCAGAACGCAAAGCCTTAACTAAACTAAATCTTTTTTCTAATTTTTCACGCTCTTTACCTTCGCCACCATCACCAGGATCACCACCAGGTACAGGAATAGCACGAGCTGCAGCCGCTGCACGTTGGTTATCTTCATAAGCTATAGCACGTTCTAATTCAGAACGTAAAGCTACTATTTCTTCCTGGATTGCATCAAAATTTTCGGTTTCTTCTACCGTTAAACTTCTTTTTTCATCTGCTTTAGCTGTATCTGCTATAGCTTTTTGAGCGTCAATTTTAGTTTGAAGCTCTGCACGAATTAACTGTACTTTTCTCATTATAAACTGTTTTTATTGATAATTATTTGAGCTTCAAAAGAACTCATTTTTTTTGCATCATCTTCTTTAGCAGGTTTAGCAGGCTCTAAAGAAGTTCTAAATTCTGTTAAATCTTGTTGGTTACGCTGCAAAGAATCTGGATTAGAAGGCAATGTAACAATTGACCAGGCAACCAACTCCATGTTAGTAAAATATACTACCTCTGGATTCTCGCCTTTTTCAAAATCACCCATTCTACCATCTATGACATTAGCACGAATAGAAGCACCACGTAAGATTTTATTTTTTACTTTTTTGAATACTTTTTTAGATACTTCATTATCTTCAAAATCTTCAAAATAGATTTTACCTATTAAATCACTACCTTCTGTTCTAATTTCAGAAGTACCAATAACTAAATCTGGATTACTACTATGATCATCATGTTGATATGTAACTACAGGATTTTTATTATATCTTTCAAGATCCCAACCAGAATTAACAAAAACTGTATTAAAAGAATCTACCCCTTCATTAGAAATAACAAATTCCGCAGATCTTTCTTCCTCATTAATACTATTAGCACGAATAGTTACAAATCGAACTTGATTTTTATTTTTCATCTTTCAATAGTTTTTTTACCTGGGCTTCCGTTAACATATTAGCCATTTGTAGCATTTCATCACCGCCATCATATGGATTTAAATCTTCACGACGTCTAACTTCATTAGGACTCATAGCTTTTATATAAACCATGTTTTTATAAAATTCTGCTCTAGTCGTAGGATCTACTTCTAATAATTTTTTATAGTTTATATAGCAGTATAAACCACCAGTAGTTTTTTCTTCTTTAGATAGTAGTTTACGTTCAATCTCTTCTTTCATTCTCTGGGCCAACGGCATTACAGAAGATTGCAAAAACTCTATAGACATTTGAACTATAAAATTATAACCACCTTCACCTTTAGAATGAAGTTTATGTAGCGGAATGTTTAACCACCGTGCAATATCTTCCACACCAGAAGCTTTAGTTTCTATAAAACCAGATTCTCCAGGAGTTAAGGAAATACTTTTATAAACCATTCCTTCATCTAAAACCGCTACTTTATATTTATTATTAAAATCTAAATTCCTAGATAAAGCCTTAACTACGTTATCTTTTCCTTTAGGGTTTAAACTTTTTTCTGTTTCTAAAACCCCGTGTGATATTCCACGATCTAAATAGGCTTCACCACCAAATTTATCAGCATTTAAACTAATACCTAAATTATCTGCAGCCACTTCTAAAACACCCATTCCTAAAACGCCATTATAAGAAAACCCTAAAACATGATAAACTTCATCAGAAAAATATATTTTCTTAGAACCACCCCTAATTTTATAAAAAACTTCATTATCATCTTCATATACAGTAACATCTTCTGGATGTAAATATTTTAAAGAAGTTATAGCGCCCGCACCATTTCTAATAATTAAAGCATAAGCATTACCTTTAACTATCTGACATACTGCCATACAGAACCAAAAACTGTAGGCTGTCATTTTTAAATTAGGTTCCTTGTGTATTAAAAAACCTACATTATGATCTATTTTTTCTTTGCGTACATCACCTTTTTTTTCATAAATATTTTTAGGTAAAATAGCTATTGCATCTGCTATAGCACCTACACCACACCAAAACGCAGAAATTTTTAAAGCTGATTTAGAATTAACCTGTTTACCTACTTCTGTAGACGCTGAACTACTACCAAACAAAGAAAATCCGCCTGATTCCCCACTAGAGCGAGAAACAGACGGACTTAAAATTAAAGATAGAGACCTTTCAAGTAAATTCACAACCAAACAAATTTAGACTGTAAACCTACGACTACTTTAAAACCTTCTAATAAACAATTTATGTATTTTTATCATTTTTAATAGACCTGCCTATTAAAACACCTGCAGCACCACCTAAAATAAGAATTAAAAGCATTAATAAAAGTACTAATAATTCCCTGGACCAATGCGCATTAACTACCTGAATATCAAGAAGTAACGAAACTAAAAAACAGCTACCAAATGTAACCACAACAACAACTAAAAAATTTATTATATTTTTCATGTTATTTTTTTCTATTATATGCCAAACTACTTCTAAAGCTATGATAGCTACTAAATCTATATTCACCAGTAATAGATAGATAACGTTCATTTAATTCATCAAAAGCATCTACACAAGTTTCAAATTTAGGTAAGGCATCAAAATACAAGCCTATAAAACCTTCTATAGTAACCGCTTTTTTTAAAAAATTATAATCTGCTACTTCACTTTCTTCTGTTTTTTGTTTGCTCATTGGTTTAAACTATTAGCGTTAATTATTAAATTTTCTTTACCTTCTACTACTACCGCTTCTTCTAAAGATAAATATTTTTTTTGCAAAATGTACCTTTTTAAACTATCTACATTAGCTACAGGTTTTATCCTTTCTTCATGGTATAAAACAACTTTCATTTCTAAATGTAACCGCTTTTTATTTATTGAGGTGGTTTTTTTTATCCGATCTAAATATATTAATTGATCCAAAATTTTAGTGATCATTTTAAAAATCTATTTCATTTATTGTTATCTCACCTTTATTTAGCATGTTTAACAAATTAACACCCTCCTTTTTCCTTTTAAAAATTCGTTTTTTAAAACATCATTTAAAATAGGTTTTATAGCCTGTATAAACATACTCCATCGTTTTAATTCTTGTAGTGATATATTCTCTAACTCTATAGTGCTACCGTATGCAGGGTACCAACAACCATGACCCCAATCTAAACAAACTCCGCTTTTAGGATCACATTCTTTATCAGTTTTATTTGGTTCTATTAAAATTTTAATAATAGCTTTTTGAATACAATCATGTGTTGATACGTGAAATTGATCATTTACTTTAATTTTTTCCATATTGTTTAATTGTTTAATTGTTATTAATAATCTTCTACATCATCATAATCATCTAAATTCATATCATTATAAGAACTTTCATTATCTTCTTTTTCACTTAATGTACCCGCCAAAGCCATAATAACAGCAATTATAGGATCTATACGTTTAGTGGCTTTAGCTTTATCTAAACGTATATTTTCATTCATATCTTCATAAGCTACGCAACCAGATAATGCATATTTTATAATTGGATTATTTCCAAGCCTAATTTTTTTAGATAAAATTAACCGTTCTAACTCCTTTGTAGGGCTTGTATAATTCATTATAGTCTGGGTAAATGGTGACATTTCTATATTTTCTTCTTCAAAAATATTAACTAAACCCGCTGCGAATTTCCTATCATATTCTACCCAGGAACATTTATTTTTAAAATACTGTTTACCTACTACTTTAGCCACTTCATTATAATCTACCATATTACCAGGGGTAGCAATTAAAAAAGTATCATTATCATCTTCTGCATCATCCCTTTTTAAATTGGCCCAATACTTATAAGGTACACCATCTTCTTTACTTCTTTTTTCTATAGTTTCTAAAGGACAAAAACACCATACTTTAGCATCCCTAAAACCCTCTTCATCTGGTTCTGATACTATAGCAAAAGCAGTTAAATCTGTGGTACTACTTAAATCTAAACCGCCACAATTTCCGTATTTAGTGAAATTTTCTGGCACTAATTCTATCTGGCATTTAGAAACCGCTGCAGAAGGTATCCATTCATTAGGAGCATCTACCCAAAGATTTAAATGTTTAGTTTTAAAATTAGGAATTTTACTTTGTTGGTTTTTTGCTTTTATATATTCTTTTTCAAGGTGTGATACATAAACAGTAGTACCTAAATTAGGATTTGCTTTTATCCAGTTTTCTGGATCTTCCCAATCATCACCATCATCTAAATCATGTATCATTATTAAAAATGTATCATCTACATTTACACCTTCTAATATTTGAACGCATGAATCCTCAAAAGATTTACAAACACCATGTACATTAGTACCCGCTGTAGTAATTGTATATGTTATAGGCTGCTTTCTTGATGCACTACTACTTTCTAAATTTTCTTTTACAGAATCGTCACGGTGCGCATGGTACTCATCTAAAATAGATAAATGCGAATTAATACCATCCTGTGTTTTAGAATCACCACCTAATGCCCGTGCAAAAGTTGATTTTGACTTAAAAATAATTTGTGATGCTTCTGCTTTAAAACCTATAGCACGCAAAGCAGGAATTTCATTAATAAATTCTACAGCCTGCAAAAAACATAATTTAGCCTGGGCTTCTTTGGTTGCTCCTACATAAGCTTCTGCACCTTTTTCATAATCAAAAGATAAACAGAACAAAAGAACGCCCGCCATTACCGCAGTTTTACCATTCTTTTTAGCTACTTTTTCGTAAACATTTCTAATTAACCTAATAGTATCACCATCTTCATTTTTAGTTTGCCATCCAAATAAATTAAATAATGTAAATTGCTGAAAAGGTGATAATAAAAAAGGTTTTCCTGCATGCTTAGATCCTTTAGTATGAAGTAGTATTTTTTCAAAAAATTTAATTATTGCAAAACCTTTTTTATAATCTAACCAATAACCTTTTTTTTCAGCATCTTCTATTAATTTAAAAAACCTATCTATAGCTAATTTAATTTTACGGCCTACTACTATATTACCTTCACGAACATCTAAAGCATATTTATAGGGAATTGAATTTAAAACTTCTGGCTGTAACATAAATTTTTAATTATATAATGCATCCTGCAACTGCTCAAATAATGATAATTGACTATCATCTACAGGATTGTTTACTTTTAATTTTCCACGGTCTAAAATAGAAAAACCAAAATGCGCACTAACTTCGTCTAAATGTTTATCTGCTTTTTCAACTATAGAAACGTGTGCAGAAATATTATTAGCACCGTTTTTAAATGTTTGTACTAACCCGCCATTATAACCACGATCATTAATTTCTTTATATGCCTGGCAGCGTGCATCCATCCAAAAAGCAGCCTTCTGTATATGTATTAAATCACCCTGGGAAACCTCTTTAGAAGATACTAATTCTACACCAAACCAAACCCACCACTTTTTTTGAGCCCTGTTTAATTTCATAGAAGGTAATGGTGATGGTAATTTTTTTAGAACATCATATAATTTACCATCACCAGGATTTAATTCTACAGCCTTACCTTTATGCACTACATCTAATTTACTATCATTCATCACGGCAAATTTTAAAAATATATTGTAAAAATACATAAATTATTTACATATATCATTAAAAAAGATTTAGAGTAGATACAACATTAATATATAAAACATTAAAACGTTTTTATATATGGTAGTTGTAAAACATTAAAACGATTTTACAACACGCAATAAAAATAATAACTACTTTAGTTTTTCCTTTCCGTTTACTTTTATACTAATGTTACTATCCTTAACATTTTTAATACTTATTGAAGGTGTGTTAAACCATTCTTTTAACCAAATTCTAATTTTCTTAATATTCATATTTTTAGTTTTTAATCCGTTACTATTCTTATTGCAATACGTCAGCATTAATACTAACTATGACATATTCCTGTTTCAGGGCATAAACCAGACCGTTCGCCACATTTACTCATTCTACCACATTTACAAGCACTACTTACAACACGTTGTATAGATAATTGCTCATAGTGATTGTTTGCTATAGCTTCTAAATCTTTAGCGAATGTTTCATTGCAATATATTGGCTCGCCATTTTCAATCCTTTTTAATAATTTTTTGTATAATTTCATCTTTATTAATTGTTTAATTGTTAATCTTTTAAAACACCATGCTTTATAACAAAATATAATTTATTTTCTTCTGCTCCCCATTCAGGCCTACCCGATCTTATTTCAATCCCTTTATTCTCTAACTTTAAAATACGTTTAGAATCATTTTTTTTAGGATAGCCTAAAGTAATTGTATTTGTTTTTATTTTTAAGAAGGTTATGGTATTTATAGGCGAGTTTTTAATACTACAATAATACATATACTTTACACCAGAATTTATTAAATATTTCCTCCATCGCTCTATTGTCATTTTCTCACCATTCAAGAGAGCCAACCTGCTGCACCAATAAGGTGTTATTTCTCTGTAATCTTCGGTTTTAATTCCTGCTTTAGTTAATTCAAACCATTTCTTTTTTAACGATAATTGTAAATTCATTTTCCTAATTGTTTAATTGTTAATCTTTTACCCCCCCTATTATAAAAAATAGACTTTATAAAATTCTGACTTATGGGCG